GCGCTTAGTAACGCACTACATTTTTGTCTTCGAGAATTAGGCAAAGCCTAAGCTCTAAGATAACTTTGGGTGCTCCCTAACGCATCGGCCTGATTAGCCTCCGCGTCGACGTCTTCGCGCCTGCGGCGCGTCCACGTAACCCTTTCTAATGCTGACACTCGAAATACGCTCTCGATGAGCTATAACTCGTAGTCGTCGCCACAAAGTGATCAGCTTCGCAGACGGGGCCACCTCATCGTCTAAACGTTGAGTATACCCCACCTTGGTCGGAAGGAGATTTACTCCTTCCTCACAGGCAGCGATTTCCGTGAATATGTCATATAACGTATTCCAAGCGGGTAAAATTCCTGGTTCGTACACTCTCAGACGGTCGTCGATACGTTCGTGAGCTTTCCGCAACCCATTTGTATAAGGTCTTGCTACCCACTCAGTAAAGAATTCATTCCAGGCGACCGAGTCTCGGTCCATCCCGAAGAATTCCTTAACTGAAGGAGCAAAGAAAGACTTTTCAATCTTTAGTTCACTCCCTTTCCCTCTAGCGGTTGACGGATCGTACTTTTCGCCCTGAACCGGCTTTCGCCAGACAGTTAGATCAGTAAAATGCGTCATACTTAGAAAGAACAAGAGACGCTCGAACTTAACAACGGATTGAAGAAGCCCACTAAGGGTTCTTCTCCATAAGCTCGTGGCAATCGTCCAACGATTCGGATCGACTACCACACCCTCTTGCGCACCCGGTGCAACAGAGAGTAACCACGCCTCAAGAGGCATTGGCCACAATCCGCCCGGGCGGCAAAGATATGCGACGAGACCTGATAGACGATTCCCTACACCTAACACGATTGGTAATCGTGCCAAGTTTCGGAATCCGAAACCACAGAAACGTGCTACGGAAGAAATCCGGATCACTCCGAACTTCATATTCTTGTTGACCAGTTCGCCCAACGCTCCTAAAGAGCGCAAGGCCACTAGCATCTCTGCTAGTGATACTGGCGTCACATCCCGTCCTGCTACCCAAGTTCGCTTCGCAAACTCTAAAGAAGAAGTATTCGAAACTAAGCTTTTTGCTAAGCTTATGTCAACGCCTATCTCCTTCATTATAGCAAGATATCTCCGTGCCACGGCGCGGTCAGCAATGACCACATCGTCACCGAGTATAGCGTAATTCAGGAACCAACCTGATAGTTTGTGTACCTCAAAAGCCGCCATCTGCACTAACGCATGATGGGTCAGCGCTAGTAACGCCCAACTCGATAACGCTCCCATTGGTTGCCCGACTGCGTAGACTACGCGATCGAACCCTAAGTTGTAGCTTTTAGCCACTCTAGGTAAACCATATGGTTGAGAAACCAAGAGGTTCGCCCAATTCGCTGCCATTTTCTCACCCAATATCGGCACCAATAGCCTTACTTGCAACGCAAGAGGAAGGCGATCGGTTGCAGCCGACAAATCATAAGAGGCCACCCAAGTGCCCTCATTCTGGAAACGTTTTATCAACCGCTCCACCGGAGCGACTTGATTAAACGTACCGTCAGTCGGAATCTTACGTAGCCTCAGAAATATCCACTTATGCAAAGGGGCCATAAGCGTCTGAGTGAGAATATTCACCATGGCAAACACGCGTATTTTACCTGGCTCTTCTTTGAATCCAAGGCGGCCGAACCAGAGCGGTTTCCCCCAATAATATTTGATATACCATGAGAGCAAGCATGCTCTCTGGGTCTCAGGACTCATATCTACCGTCGGTAGATCCTGTTTCATCGCATAATAGAGGGGCGAAACATCTGGCTCCTCCCCGGGGAGTAAAGGACCCGCATCCGGATGTCTATCCAAAAAACGAGCTGATCTCCACTTTAGGTTCCACTCAGTAGACCCGAATTCGTGTTTAATGAATTCGTCTCGGGCGAGACTCGCCTTAAGTCCAATAAGCTTCCATAAAGCCTTTAGTCCCCAGATCAATTCTAAACCATCTACGGTCTTCAACCAGTCCAGCAGGACTCGTTGCATACCAAGATGCGACCCAAATAGGGCCACATCCCACGGAATCGACATTACTGCCGAGAAACCTCCCGAATTCGGTGAGGCCTTCCGTATAAATGGTATAAAACCCGGCCAAAGATCTTTAGAAAGATCCATCTTAAACGGATCATCGGTAATCAGCCGAATCTTCTCGTAAAAGACAGGGACCCAGAATTCCCAACGAGGCATGAACATGGAGATATTCTTTCCAGGTTCAGTGATCGTCTTCAGCTTTAGTCGTCCTTTAAACTCTAATACTCTGTATAAAGAGAAGAGAGACAACCAAAGTCGAATAGTACCAGCATCGCTCTTCGCAAGAAGCAAGCGATGCCGCCGGTTGATTATTCTAGGTATCCCAAAGCGAGTTCTCGCAATATTCGCGCCCAAGTCCCAGGGACTTTGATCTTTCATCCCACCTGCTATATGTTGAGTAACTAAATAACAGGTTTTCAGATAAATCGCGGTTCCCCGAGAACCCATCGCTCGATACATTTTTGCGACCTCCTTGGCGTAACCCCAAACTACCTTCACATGGGAGAGTGTTAGATGCCCAAAGACTAACGGAACCAACCTTAACAGGAGTCCCGCTAGTTTTGCCTCTGCTTTTACACAGAAGGACCAAGTTAATGTACGCGGCACCAAAGCGCGATAAAGCGCTCTAATGTTTCGCATAAGAAATATTCTCATATTTCTGGAAGTTATTCCCGTTAACCCTTCAGTTCCCGTTCTATTCCTAGGAATAGGCGGCTGCAGGTCGCATTGGTATGCTCTACCCGGGTGGGTATTTTTGGTTGCCAAACGGCAACGTCAAGCATCGGAAAGACCCCCTTCGATTGCTCGAAGGATTTTCCTTCACAGTATTAATAATATAGGATTAAACCCCACGTTATCAATACCGATCTGGTTCCAGTCCCCTTTCAAGGACCAACTCTCTGTAGCTCTATCGCTCCGTAAGGGACCAAGAGACACTGTGGGAGATCCGTTGGATCTAGGGTTCGCATCACTGCGAGGAGACTCCTTGACTTCCAGTCATGGGGTTATCCTTTGAGGTTCATTATTTGCCTCAGAACTACCATAAGTAGCTCCTCTTACATGCCTCTATACCGCGATTAAACCGCAATATAGCTTAGCTTCAGAGAAAGACTATCGATATTTCTACCGAGTCTCCAATGGCTCCAACCACTATTGCTAGTGGTCTTCGCGTCGTTTTCCTTAGGCTACGGCCTAACCTAAGTTAGCTTAATCCACCTCCTTACGGAGATGGTATCCATGCTAAAAACAACTCCTAGCCAGTCCCACAAGCTCACCATGAGGGTGTAGCTTCTTCTCCCCTGCGCGCTTAGTAACACCAAACGCACTAAATAACACTTAAGTTACATAGTTGCAGGAGTGAGATACTGAATCTTGCTCTTCGCAACGGCGCGGATCACTCCGCG